GGGTAATAATGATTTTGAAAAATTTATATTCTATGGCATGGCTCTTTATACCGGGGTTTCTGCTTTCGGTTTCCCTTTCTTCTTCTAGTTTAGCAATTGATTGTTCCACGGATACGGTTGGTCTTTGCACGCCAACAGTTGAAGAAATAATTGATGAAGTTATTACTGAAACAATTGAACATGAAGCAGACGGAATAACAATAACAACGACCACAGAAACGACAACGACAACCACAGAAGTTTCTAACGAAGATTCAACAGATTTATTAGATGGCGATAATGGATTTGTAACGTCAAAAAATGAGGGTGATATGGACAGTGATTGGGGAGGGCAAGGCCCTGCTTCCATGCGTTCTGGATCATATTGTAATAATTTAGGTACGGATAGATGTGCAGAAATTACAGGTGGATCTAATTTTACTTCAACTATGGGCGTAGAAAATATTGGAACAACTTTTATTCAAACGGTTGATATTAGCGATCTAAATATAAAATATGGAGGTCGAACAAATTATTCTATTGTAGTTGATAAGCAAGATGCATCCGATTCAATCTATATGCACATAACAGGTAAAGATGGCAGCACAAATGTTTTTTCTGGAACTGATATTCTCTCAGCAAGTGGCACTGCAAGTGGATTTCAAACTTATGAAAATGGATTTGATTTTTCTGGAACAATAACAAGTCTTGTAATTGAAGTTTCGGGAAGAGATATAAATATGGCTGTTGGCCCAATGTTTGATGATGTTAGTATAAATGTTTTATATAACGTAATTTCAACTATTGTTCAGCAATCTATCACATCTGTTGAAATGTTTATTGCTTTAAATATCGATGCACCAGAAAATGTCATTGATGTTGTTGAAGATGTATTTGAAAGCAATGATGCAATCAGCACAGACGAAGGTTTTAATTTAGAGCCAATATCAATTGACGAGCCAACTTATGAAACTGTTGAAATAGAAATTCAAGAAATAGAAATTGCAGAAATAGAAATAGAAGTTACTGATATTGAGACAGAAGTTGAAACAGAGATAGAACTAGAGATTGAGGAAAGTATTGATAAGCCAATAGAAGTAGAAAGCACAGGCCAAGAAGAACAATCAGAGCCCGAGACAGAATCAAACGAAGAAGAAAAACAAGAGAAAGTCGAAGTAGCATCAAAAGAAAAAGAAAACCAACCAGAAAAAATAGAAGAGGAAAAAGAAGAAGTTGAAGAATCAAAGACAGTAGAGAAGAAAGAATCATCAAAAGAAAAAGCTGTTAAAAAAATTATGAAAAAAATAGATGACAAAAAAAGATATGATGACGTTGCTCAAACAAAAACCTTGGTTGTCATGCAAGTTCTAGTTGATAGCAAAAATTTTTTTGAAAGCCAGATTGCTCTAAATGATAGAGTTGATTTTTTCACAAATGATACTTTACCAGATGCAACGATTAATGATAATAATATTGCAAGTTATTTATTGTTTGCCGGTAGCGATGGTTTAATGAATGATCTTATAGACAGTCAATGGCAGACGGATTTGGAATAATTATGGCAGAATTAGAATTACCTGGTGGTATTAAATTTAAGGGTGGCAAGATCTTTGTTATCTTGACAGCATTATCTACTTTAATTGGTGCATTGTGGGGTGGCTTTGAATTTTACAAGGATTATCAAAACATGCGTGAAAAAATAACTTCATATACTTCACCAGATTTAAGCGGTTTTGACAAAAGATTAGAATTATTAGATCAATCAAATGAAATGCTTTCACAAGAAATTTCAATGATAATTCAAGAAGTGCAACTTGTTTCTGACGTAGCAAATGAATTAAAAAATGATTTAAGGCAAGATGTAAGAAGAATAGAAAAAATTGTAAATGATGTTGAACAAATGGTCAAAGAAGATTCAAGAGAAACCAGCTCGGAGTTAAGAGATACCACGAGGGACATTTTAGAAGACATGGAATTATTGAAGAATAAGTTGGAAACAGCCATGAATGAACTTGAAACAAAAATAGATAAAAGAATAAAAAGTGCATTAGAAAACCCACTTAACAATATGTGATGTGGCACATTCATACAATCATTTGTCTAATTAATATTTCTATTCAACCTTTCTGCAGCTATGGGGGAAAATTACCCATTACATTTACAAATTATAATTCTTGTGATATTGCAATTGATCGTGTAGTTGAAAAGATAGATGAAGATTTAAAATTTAAAGAAGTAGCTTTATTAATGAAATGTATAGAATCTTATGAGCAAACCAACACCTAAAACAACAAAAGAGCATATCCTCCACATTTATAACAAATTAGATCTTTTGGAAAATAACCATCTGAAACACATGCAACGAGATATTGACCGATTAAATTATATTTTATGGGCCATTGGATTTATGGTTGCAACACAATTTGTTAGTTGGGTTTTGCGAATGTTTGGCTGATGGATGATAAAGAGTGGGACGAGCTCAAGTTAATTCAAGAAAAACTTCACGAGGCTCTAGATAAAGGATACCCACCTTTAGGCACAGGAGGTCCACATAATCCCCCGGGGGCAAAAAAGATTGTTGAAGATGTTTTAAATATTCCAAGAACAACACTTCAAAGAAAAATTGATAAAATTGAAAAGATGGCTCTTTTAAGTTCGCATTGGACTATAGAGTGGCACAGATATAAAGAAACAAAACCAAAATTAATTATAGAAGAATACAAAAAGCCGGTTGTTCGAATTCAAGCACAAAGAACAGACTTTTCAGATCCAACAAAAGTTTTTGTTATTCCAGATGCACACTGCTCGCCAAATGATAACCATGAACGATTTCTTTGGATAGGCAAACAAATAAGAGAATATAATCCAGACTATCTTGTTTGCATTGGAGATTTCTGCAGCTTTGATAGTTGCAGTTCATTTGACAAAAATTGGACAGTAAAAGGATCTAAAAAGCCACCTATTCTTGCAGATATAAATGCAACTGAAGAATGTTTAAAATTATTAGACGAGGGTATGGGCGACATCAATCCAATAAAACATTACTGTTTAGGAAACCATGAATTAAGATTATATAAATATGAAGATGAACACAAAGAAGTTGTTGGTGCATTTTCTCAACAATATGAAACATTATGGAGACGTCGGGGTTGGGGAATATCAGAATACGGAGATTTTTACTTTATAAAGGGTGTAGCTTTTGTGCACGTTCCACTTAATGAAATGGGCCGAGAGATTGGAGGAAAAATGGCTGAGGCTTCGCAAATCAGTAATTCTGCCACGCATGACATAGTTTTTGGACATAGCCATCGAGAAAGATCGTGGCGAGCGTCAAAATTAGGTAGAGGAAATTACGTAAAAATAGTAAATGTAGGAACTTGTATGGATTATGGACACATTGAAAGTTATGCAAAAAATTCTGCTAACGGTTGGTCGTATGGTTGCAGCCAACTGATGATTTCTGACGGACATATCCAAGGACACAATTTTATATCAATGATAGAATTAAGACAAAAATATGAACAAAAAAATTAATCCAGATTATTATATTGGCTCTAAAATCCAAGTATCAGAATTTATTTCAGAATTTAATTTAAATTATTTTGAAGGAAATATAATCAAGTATGTCGTAAGACATAGATCAAAAAATGGTATAGAAGATTTAGAAAAAGCAAAATGGTATTTAGAAAAATTAATTGAAAAAGAAAAATACCAAGAATTAGACGAAATAGAAAAAAGAGTTGGAGGAACAATATGAATATAGAAAAAATAAAAGAAGAAATAAAAGAAGAAGAGGGTTATCGTGATACTATGTATCGAGACCACCTTGGGTTTGCCACCATAGGGTACGGCCATTTGGTCTTGCCAAGTGATAAATTTAAAGAGGGCGTAAAATATTCACACAAAGAACTTTTGAAAGTGCTAGATTATGATTTTCAAATAGCACGTCAAGATATGGAAAGTCTAACAAACCATTTAGATTTACCAGAAGAGGCGAGGGAAATAATTTTGCACATGCTTTTTCAATTAGGGAAACCAAAAGTCATGAAATTCAAACGAATGTGGGCAGCTTTGGAACAAAAAGATTTTGTCACTGCCGGACTCGAGATGGAGGACAGTCTATGGTGCAAAAAACACACCCCGGCAAGAGCGATGAGATTGTCGGAAAAGATGAAAAAGTTGACCTGAGAAAACATAAAAAAAGAATAACGACTTATGAAGAAAAACAGTTTATTCTTGAAACAAGAAAAAAATATAAGGATGATGATTTAAGAAGTAGAATGGCAAGAATAAGTAAAAAATTAAAAGAAGAAGGTAGGTTATAATGTTAGGTAAAATATTTGGTGGTGACACATTAAAAACTGTTGGCACAGTTATTGATGATCTTCATTTTAGTGGCGAAGAAAAAGAAAAATTAAAGCTACAAATGAAAGAAATAGATGCAAAGTTAAAAGAAAAACAACTTGATATAAATAAAGCAGAAGCGTCTCATAGATCTATATTTGTTTCTGGGTGGCGACCATTTTTGGGTTGGATTTCTGGACTTTCAATTGGTTATGTTTATTTATTTCAACCTGTATTAGATATGATTTTACAAATGTTCGATATTAAAGTAGATTGGGTGGTCTTAGATCTTGGTCAACTTATGCCACTTGTACTTGGTATGCTTGGTTTAGGGGGTTTAAGAAGTTTCGAAAAATCACGGGGGTTAACGAAATGAAACAAAAAATAGAAAAATGGTGGGACTCATTTGTTAGTTTAAAATGGTGGGTTCAAGCGATTATCATTATTGTAGCGATAATTGGTATTCATAACTATATTTTACATTAGGAGGGTATTATGCCGGGACATTATGGTGGTGGAATGACAGCCAAACAAAAAAAGAAGCTGCCGAAAGGCCTTCAAAAAGCTATTATGAAAAAGAAAAAGAAAAAGAAAAAAAAGAGATAATGGCTAAAAGAAAAAAAAAGAAAAAAGCTCCCCGAGGGTATCACTATATGCCTGACGGGAGACTTATGAAAAACTCGGCCCATAAAAAGAAAAAAAGAAAATGAGTGGGATAACAACAACCACGACACTTGCAGTATTATTGAACAAAAGGCCAATGCGTAAAAAAAGAAAAAGTGTCAAAAAAAGAAGAAAAAAGAAAAAGAAAAGATAATATAACCATCAATGGTAAATCATACTATTTCTACAAAATAATCTGGTTGGATATTGTCGGTGATTCTGGAATTAGCTCAATTGAAGAATTTGACAAAATGCAACTAGCTGAAGTCATTACATACGCATTTATTTATAAACAAAACAAAGATCAGATTTTTACTTTTGCAAGTTACTCAAAAGATGGTGGATTTGGAGATAGAAACGTAATACCGGTTGGTGTCATCAAAGATATGAAAAAAATAGGCCTATAACGGCCCACTAGTGCATTTTTAGGCCTCCGGGGATATGATTACCCCCGGAAACATAAAAACGATCAGAAACCCCAAATATTCTGTCTTATAGCGATTTTCTCTTTTGAGGCCTTATTCCAAGACCAATGTGCAAGATCTGGCTTGATTATTTCGCTTATTTCTTCAATTGAATCACATTTTGATAATAATGCACCCAAACTTTTCAAATGGGCCTCAATATATCTTAAATGTTTTGGATCATCAAAGTCTGCATCTATAAAATCGCATTTTGATTTTGTGGTCATTAACAATTTTACAGTTACTTTTTTGTTTGATTTTTCTTGAAGTGCTTTTTTATAGATTGCTTGTTGCAAAACATGACTATAATTTAGCTTAAATTGACTTGATGTTTTAACATCTATAACAATTATTTCATCTTCAGATTCAAATGTAAAATCAGTGAATCCTATTAGATCTAAACCTAATATTTGCGTGGATATTTGATTTTGATAACCTGTAAAATATGTATAAAAACTTGATCCTTTTCGAAAATATCCATTATCAAATTTATCAATAAGAAGTTCAGTCATTGGTTTTATAACTTTCAATTCTTTTTCTATTTCATCAACTGTTTCAGTAAAAAAAGGTTTTAGATCCATAAAATAATTTATTGCAAAATCTATTGCCTCTTGTTTAGAAATTAAATCTTTATTCACTGCCCCGGATAAATAATGATTCAAACCCATTTCAACAGCATTTCCCCTTGTCATTGAAGGTGTTGACGGCATTTGATTCCCATAAATATATTTAGCAACAAAATCTGCTTTGTGCTCAATATATGAATTTATTCTGCTATGACTTAATGGTAGCAAATCAAATTTTTCAAATTGCTCTTTTAGATCTTTCATTTCTTTTTCTCCAATTTATATTCTGCATAAGTTTTTTTTGTTTTAGGATCAGTTATAAAAACTGTTTCTATATTATGGCCATCATCTCTTAATTCTAAAATTCTAGGTGCTAATCTAAAACATCTGAATTCGTTGAAAGCAACCAACTGATTTATTGATTTATTTTTTTTTAGATAATTTAATATTTCGCTTTTTTGAGTCATTTATATTTCTCCATTTTTTATAAAGTTCTTTTGCATAAGGCATCGGATCAATATTTCTTGTATCCCAAAATTTTCGCTCTGATTCAATAAAAGTCAACGAATAATGACATGAATAACAAAGTGGAACCACTTTAGAATCACAACGCAACATTGCACCTATTCTATATTTACCTTGCAAATGATGTGCTTGAACAGGTCTGCTTTCACAAGTGAAACAATCAAAGTGATCACAGACCCATTTCAAATATTTTTTGTCTTTGACAATTTTAGATTTCTGGAAAATCGGTCTCTTTGTCAAATTCATTTTCTTTAGTTTCTAACTTCAGATTTGCAGTTCCGTCAGAATTTATAAATATACAAGCATTATAAGTTCCTTGGGGAATACCCTCTGAAATTTTTAGATTTGTATTATTAAAGGGTGGTAACTTTTCAGATTCATCCTTTTTAAATCTAAATGAACTTCTGTCGTTTTTAAAAAATTTTAAATACAATTTCATTAAACCTCCTAATTGACAGATTTATCCGGAACAATGTCATTTGCTCCACCAAACATTTCTTCAGCAGAAGCAATATTGTGATCCCCTAATATTCCAAGTGATGCACATGCTCGGCCAATTGCTGAAGTTTGACAAAATTCTAAACAAGACCCTCTTGTTATATTATTTTGCTGTCTCATTTTTTCAGCAAAACCATTTCCAATAAGAACTTGACCATTATCATAATTAAGAAAAATTTTTGCTTCAACGCAAATCTTTCCATATTTTGAAATATATTTCTTTGAAATAGTTTTACCGTTTTCTTCGACATCTTTTACAGAATATTCGTCATCTGTATTTTCAACAATAGTTGTTGAAATAGTCAAAGAAGTTCCAAAATATTCACGAAGTTTAAATAATCTTAAACCAACAGTAGAATATTTTTTACCTTTGATAAGAACGATACCGGTTGATGTATCGTTTTGCGCTTCAATTTCTTGAATATCGTCTTTGATTCTGTCTAAATAAGAATCAAAACGCATTTGGTCTGAATATTTTAACATAGTACGTAATCTCCATTGTTTAGGGTTAGAATTCGGCTTTTTTAGTCGGACATCTAACCCTTTAAAGATATAGCATAAAAAGTGCTATTTCTTCCTCC